TATCGCGATCTCGTCATGAGTCTCAAGCGCACATGCGACACTACTGTGATTGGCTTCTTTGTAGCAAACTACAAGTCAGACTATAAAAACAACTGCATCACTGCTCTTCGCAGCCGCAAGCGTGACCTTTCATGGTCAGACGCGGTCATTGAATTTAACGCGCTACAAAAGATTGCTAAAAAGGAAAAGTGTCTTGCCATCCAAGGTGGATTTGGATATGATGCCTATTTCGTCTTTGATTCTAAAAATGGACTTGACATCAACGACGACGGAGAAGAGTTTGTGAGTGATGGCTTCTCAAAGGACGTGACTGACAACTCGTCACAAAATAAGATTGCGAAGGATTTTGCTAAATTCAACACTGAAAAGCGAGTTTCTAGGGTCTTTTTGAATAAATTTGCTGAGTTTATTGCATAAAAGTGAATTTTTTATCATTTTCTTATGTACAAATCATGAATTTTAGTGTATAATCATCCTGTAAGCAAAACCAACCACAACATACCAAAATATGACAAACGACCAAAAAGCAGCAGTCCTCAAAGACTTATTTGCAAATCACGACCCACAATCTGTCTCTAGCAAGACCATCTTTGACACTGGTCGTGCTCATTCCCTAAAGTTCAGGGAAATTGATGAAGCCTTTATTAAGCGTGCACGAAAAGTTGGTCGAGGCAAGTTTGACATCTCTCGTCTGTTGCCTGATGATCAGACATCCTTCTCTGCAACAAAAGAAGTTGCTGCAAAAGAACTCATTCCAGAAAATGCGATAAAGCTTGCTTGTGCCGTCTCTTCGGTCTCGAATGACGAGATCTTTATCCCCGAAAATGACCATACATTCGTCAAATGGGGTGAGTATAAAACCATTCAAAAGATCATCGAGTCTCGAATGTTTTTCCCTCTCTATATCTCTGGCATGTCAGGCAATGGCAAGACCATGATGGTCGAACAAGCCTGTGCCAAACTCAAACGTGAATATATTCGCGTACAAATCTCCCCTGAAACCGATGAAGATGATCTGATTGGTGGCTTTCGCCTTGTGAACGGCGAAACTGTCTTCCAAAAAGGTCCCGTGGTAAAAGCCATGGAGCGCGGCTGCATCCTGCTCATTGACGAGCTTGATCGCGGCAGCAACAAAATTATGTGTCTTCAGGGGGTACTCGAAGGCAAACCAATCCTGATCAAAAAGGTTGGTGAGGTCGTCACCCCGGCCCAAGGGTTTAATGTGATTGCTACTGCAAACACCAAGGGCCGGGGGTCTGATGATGGACGATATAGCGCAGCAAACATCATCGACGAAGCATTCATCGAACGATTTGTAGCCACGATTGATCAGCCATATCCGCCTTACAAGGTTGAACGCAACATCATCAGCAAGCACATGGAGTATTTTAAAGTCGATGACAGTGAATTTGTCGACAAGCTTGTTGCGTGGAGCAGCGTTATTCGTAAAACCTATGACGCAGAAGGTGTTGATGAACTCATCTCTACTCGTCGTCTGTGTCATATTGTCAAGGCCTATAGCATCTTCCACGATCGATTGACTGCAATTGGAATGTGTATTGCTCGATTCGAAACTGAAACACGTGAAGCGTTTCTTGACCTCTACACAAAGATCGACAGCAACCAGATTCAAGCAGAAGCTGCTACTGCAGTGGAAACACCAGAATCAGAAGAACCACCATTTTAAACAATTTAGCGGTTGGTCTACGCTAAACCATGAATCTATAGACCAAAACTGAATAAACATAACTGAAACAAAAACATATAATATGACTAAAATTGAAACAACCAAGTTGGCACGTCTCGTTAAGAACATGACTCAAAAGGAAGCTCTCTATACCTTCCTCGAAGCAGGTCATGAGTTCTCTGCTGCCGAAGCACGCAAGGCTGGTATCGCTGACCCAAGTCGCGTCATCAGCGCTCTTCGCAACGACCATGGTCTTGCAATCTACCTCAACCCACGCAAGACCCGTACCGGCGAGCGCATCAATCGCTATCGCCTTGGTACCCCACGTAAGAACGGCTAATTGCTAAGTTAAATATGCGGCAACAGTGTAAAAGCTGTTGCCGCATATCTTTCCCTATGAAAAAAACAAACGTCGAAGTTGGGGTTAAGTATGATTCGGAAAAACCCGACTACAGCCTAATTCCTCCGCATGCTCTTGATGAAGCAGTAAAGGCTTTGACATACGGCAAAAATAAATATTCGCGAGAAAATTGGCGACTACTCGACGACGCTGAAAACCGTTATTTTGCAGCAGCTCAGCGACACCTATGGGCCCTTCGCAGAGGAGAGACCTATGACTCCGAATCTGGACTACATCACGCATCACACGCAATGGCATGCATTCTTTTTTACTACGAGTTGCAAATTCAAAAATAATTGCATTTACAACCACTCCTCTCTAATATATAATATACTTACAACATGACCAAACTATCCTCTCAAACAATCGACATTCTAAAGAATTTTTCAGGTATTAACTCCAATCTTGTCGTAAAGGCAAGTGAGCCTCTCTCTACAATTTCTGAAGCTAAAAACATTATGGCAATTGCTGATATTTCAGAGCAATTTGTTGCTGACTTTGGTATCTATGACCTAAATGAATTTATTTCAATGTTCTCTTTACTTCAAGATCCAGACCTTGAATTTACGACTGACAGTGTACAATTTAAGTCTGGTCGCACCCGTGCCTCTTATAGATTTGCAGATCAAAGTATTCTCACGAGTCCTAAAAACAAGATCAATATGCCGCAGACTGATTTGTCTGTAAACATTACTTCAGAACTACTCACTCAAGTTCGCAAGGCGGCTGGGGTGCTTGGTCACTCAATAGTTTCTTTAAAAGGCGAAGACGGAGTCGTAACCCTCTCTGTGGTTGACCCTAAAAATTCTTCGGCAAATACATTTTCAGTGGTGCTAGATGAAAATAACCCTCAACGTGGTTCCTTTGACCTGCAATTTTTGATTAACAATCTCAAAGTGCTTCCAGGTGACTATGTTGTAGATATTTCATCGAAACTTATTAGCCACTGGAAAAATGGAAACATTCCAGTTCAATACTATATTGCTCTGGAAAAAACTTCAACGTTTAATAACTAATATATACTAATTATGGAAGAACAAACAACTGAACAAACAACAGGGAATGAAATCACTCTTGGTGATCTTATTTTGATGCATAACATTATTGCTACAGTATCTCGTCGCGGCGGGTTTGAAGCAAGTGAATTTAAACTCGTTGGATCGCTTTTTGAAAAGCTCAAAACGTATATTCCAGTGAAAGACGAAAACGCAGCAGAAACCTCTAACACTTCAACTGAAGGCGATCAAATGAAATTTGAGTTTGTTGAAGAAGACACTGCTGAGACTGTAACTCAATAAACATATGGCAAACGATAGGCTTGACGGGACTGCAGCACGCAACCCACTCTATGAATTATTCGTCCTTCCTGGAAGGATAATTTTATGGCTACAATATATGAATCCAAAAGGAGGAATGTCTGGAGTCGCAAAATCGAAGAGACGCGCTAACAGTCCCGTCATGACCTTCATCTATGCTTTGGGTTTTTGGGCCCTTACTGGTTTTCTTGCATACGTGCATTACTTTGGTGAAAAATAATATATTATGGAACTTGAAGACGACAAAACAAAAAAAGAGTTGCTAGGCGCAATTCGTGAAATCTCCGCTGAACTCTACAAAATGGATGAAGCGCGAGATGCGATTAAAGAAATTATAGACGCTACAGCAGATGCGTTTAACCTGCCAAAACCACTAGTTCGTAAGGTTGCTAGACTATACCATAAGAAAACTGCTGCTCAGTTCGAGCATGAAGCAGAAGAAATTAAAAGTGTGTACAAACAAATCACTTTGGTATAAGATAGTTCTATGAAAAACGATGAATACTTGTGGGTTGAAAAATACAGACCACAAACGATTGATGATTGCGTATTGCCTGCAGAGCTAAAGAAGACATTCAACGAGATTGCGCAAGGAGGGCAACTTCCTAACTTGCTGTTGGCTGGCTCTGCAGGTCTTGGCAAAACTACGGTTGCTCGAGCGTTGTGTAATGTTTTAGATCTTGACTATATGTTGATCAACGGCTCTGAAGAGAGCGGCATCGATGTATTGAGAAATAAAATCAAGCAGTTCGCTTCAACCGTTTCGTTGAATGGTGGATACAAGGTAGTTATTCTTGATGAGGCTGACTATCTTAATCCGCAGAGTACGATGCCTGCGCTTCGTGGGTTTATCGAAGAGTTTAGCAACAACTGCCGCTTTATCCTTACTTGTAATTTCAAAAACAAGATTATCGAGCCACTACACAGTCGTTGTTCAGTCATCGAATTTAATACCACTAAAAAAACTTTAGCGACTCTTGCTGGAGACTTTATGAAGCGTCTTATGTTTATCTTAGACACTGAAGGTGTTAAGTATCATGAAAAAACTCTTGCAGAACTTATCATTCGATACGCTCCAGACTGGAGACGTGTGCTCAACGAGTGTCAGCGATACAGCACGAGCGGTGAGATTCCAACTGCAATCTTGGTTGGCATGTCTGATCAAAGCATTGCTGAATTGGCTCGTCATCTCAAAGGCAAAGACTTCAAGTCTATGCGTTCATGGGTTGTAAACAACAGCACACTTGATAGCGCAGTAGTTTTTCGTAAACTCTATGATAGTCTATATGACACTGTCGCTCCTGCTTCAATTCCTTCAGCAGTTCTTATTCTTGCTGACTATTCCTATAAAGCAGGATTTATGGCTGACAAAGAGTTGAATATGGTTGCATGCATGACTGAATTGATGGGAAATCTTGAATGGCTATAGAAAATAAAAAACTATCTCCGTTTGACTTTATCAACAGCATCAATGAAGGTCAAAGTGGTAAAAATTTGCTAGAGTCTGCTCGTGCAGATAACAGCGAAGCACTCGACTATAATGCGGTTGACAAACAGTATGTGCCATTTATCGTAAATCGTGGACTGTCATACTTCAACGACACAGTGCTGTTTGCAAACGAGATGAATCAGCGAGCGTTCTTGCCACACAAGATGCAGTATGATTTTCTAAAGCATGGAATACGTGCTCGCAAGAGATTTAGCAAATGGTCAAAAAAGTCAGATGACTCTGAATATATACAGTGTATTATGGATGAATACTCTTATAGTGCTGAAAAAGCACGAGCAGTATTTGATCTGTTTACACAGACACAACTAACACAACTAAAAAATAAAAGAGATGTCGGAGGAAGCACACGAAAAAGTAATTGAAGCAGAAGTATTGTCAGACACACCAGTCGAAAAACTTCATATTGATCCAGCAAAGTTTATTAAACGTATGATGTCTGGAGGCTGGAGAGTGTCGTCTGGTAAAAAGAACTTGTCTCCAAAGCGAGTAGAAAAGCGTCGCAAAAAGAATAAAGCTGCGCGAAAGAGTAGGGCTAGGTAAATTACAAACGCTATATTATAAATATATTATATCGTGTTCAAATATGATATAATATAAATATAGTATATCGTTATGACAGTACCACTTTCCCCCTCTATTATAGATTGGTCTCCACTTCAAATGCTTGAGGTCTATCTAAATGACCCTGATGACTTTTTAAAGATTAAAGAAACTCTTTCTCGTATTGGAGTCGCTTCCAAGCGCGAAGAAAATGTACTCTTTCAAAGTTGCCATATTTTGCACAAGCAAGGTCGCTACTTTATTGTACACTTTAAAGAACTCTTTATGCTTGATGGCAAGCCATCTACATTTACGTATGATGATACGTGCCGGCGTAATACAATCACTCTTCTTCTTTCAGACTGGGGACTGCTTGAAATTGTTAATAAAAATCAGGCGAAAGACACCACAAGTCTAAAACAGATTAAAATTATTTCTCATAGAGATAAATTTAACTGGGACTTACGTTCAAAATACAGCATTGGTAATATTAAAAAACGCGCATGAAAAGCTTCACTGAATACAACTCCCATGCTCTTCAAGAAGAGCTCGACTATTATGAAGCTTTGACACTTCTTGAAACTGTTGAACTTACTGAAAATTTTCTAAGCCGTTTGACCTCTGGAGTGCGAGCCAAGTTAGATTTTATAAAGACTCTTGCATCAAGTGCTGGAGCAAAGATTGAAGACGTTGTAGTCCTATTTAAAGACAGTCGAGTTTTTAAGTTTTTTAGTGCACTACGTTTTAATCTAGCTAATCTTTGGAAATCAATTAAAGCCGGTTTTGCAGCATATGCTCAGATACAACGTGCAGTTGCAGAATATATTTCAAAAAGTAAGATTGGTCGATGGACTGAAGAGGCCCTTCGTAATCTTGACAATTGGTTGCAAAAACATCCTACCATAAAAAGAATAGGTGGTTTTGCTGTTGCAGGCATGTTGCTCTATATTTGGTTGAATATGTCATTTACTGGAGACTTCTCGTATGACTTTGACTTTGCTGATATATTATCTGCGCTTTCGGGGAAATTTGCCCTATCAACACTCTTTGCTGGTACAGATGGCACGCGAATGTTGCTGCTGTTTGCAACAGGGGTGATGGGTTTAAGCTTTCCGTGGCCAGGACCGACGAGTGCAAAGTTAGTTATTTCTTTGCTAAACGGTCTGAGAAAGATAATTAAATCGCGGTAAAAGCGCCACATTATAAATAGTATAATAGCAAGTATCATATGTGCGTAGTAGCAGTAAAATACATCAAGAAATTTGGTTGGGTCGGCGCTAAAAATCGCGACAGAAACTATTCAACCTCTATCAAGGTTGTAAACTCAAACCGTGATGGCATACAACGCCTCTTTATTGATGATCAGACAACTCGCTGGACAGAAGGCGTAAACGAATATGGCCTGTCTATCATATCCGCTTCTTTTAGCGTTAAGAGTGACGAAAAAGAAGGAGAAAAAGTACTTAGCAAAAATAAGAAAAAGGCACCTATCGTTTCCCCTGACGGACTAGCTATTCGCAACGCGCTTCGTCGTAAAACACCAAAAGAAGCGGCGCAATATCTTATTGAAAAAGAACTTGCCGGAGCAACATTCATCTTTAACCCTGAAACATGCTATCTGCTCGAAGGCGGATTTACTGTAAAGAAAGCAGATGCTACCGCAGAAAAGCCTCGTGAGTATGTCTACAAGTTAAAAGAAATAACTCAAGAAGACGATCACTGTGTTCGCACGAATCATGGCATTGATATGCCCAATCTTGGATACAGTAAAAACGCTCAAGATGATCATCTCATAGCGGCTCGCAAAAGTTCAGAGAGCCGCTGGGAAATTGTAAACAACTATCTTCGCGATAATACAATAAGTGACCCATATGAGTTTCTTGAAGCGATGTCTCAAAAGCCGCATAAAGACAAATTTATGAATCCTATACGTACAGGAGACATTAAGAAAGCAGATATGGTCACCACTGGTCAACTACTCTTAGTTTCTAAGGAGCGCACTCTACACTATCGCCCAATATACAGCGAAGTATCGTTTGACTACAAGAAGCTAAATTCAGAAGAGGCCAAAACTTTCTTTGAAATAATTTCTAGCAGAAAGTTGCTTTCTTTCAAAGAATTTGTGCTGCCCCAATATAAATAAATTTGTTACCACGGTGGTAACAACACGGATGCCAGCGATGGGTCTGTGAATACATATAAAACTCGCTTAAATAGGAGAAACGAAAATGAAAATAAACACACTGTATAGGCCGTTTGGCATAGGGTTCGATCAACTCTTTCAAGAGTTTGATTCGATTAACAAAGAAAATTCGAATGTTTATCCACCACACAATGTGGTTAAACTTGACGAAGATCAGTATGTCATTGAGTTGGCAGTCGCTGGATTCGCTGAGTCGGAACTCGACATCGAAACCATAGAAAATTCGCTAGTGATCACTGGTGAAAAGTCTGAAAAAGACGAAAGAGAGTATGCCCACAAGGGCATCAGCGCCCGCAAATTTACGCGGCGCTTTACGTTGGCAGAGCATGTCATCGTGAGCGGAGCTTCTCTGCAAAATGGAATCCTATCTGTTTCACTTGAGAAGCAGGTTCCAGAAGAGAAGAAACCTCGCAAAATAGTAATAAACAAATAATACGAACCGATACATAAAATTGAACCGGCAAAGATTGTTGTTTACATCTTTGCCGGTTTATGTTATAATATCCTTACATGATTAACGGATTCTACACTTGTATCGAGCGAAAGATGAATACTCTCCTGTACAGGGGATACGA